ATAAGGAACATGTCCTTCAGGAAGAACTGAGATTGCAGTAGGATCAAAATTCCAAATAAGAATTGCTTTCAATGCATCATCTGCATATTCTCTAAGGATATCTATCTTCTTTGCCTTTGATCTCTGTTTGTCCACCAGTTCAAGAACTTCATGTACAAAAGGATTAGGTGGAAGTTTGACTGCTGGAGTCTTTCTTCTAGGGGTTGTCGTTTTCTTCGTCGGTGTCATGTGTTTCAATTCTTAGGGCTAAAATTTCATCGGGAACTAACTGTCCGTTGGCATCAAACATTTCTGGATGAGTGTATACCACTTGAGGAGTAGTCTCATAAGAATGCTGTCTTGCCATCCATCCTATCATACCTCCTACTAATAATGCAAGTATAGACATTACTGTCATAAGTGTCAATGATACTACTAATGTTTCTGACATAACACTCCTCCTAGAGATTTTTACTTTTTTTAATGTCCAAAGACAAAGTAATCTCTCTGTTCATGAAAGAAAACTTTACCTCAAATGCTTTCGGTTTTGGTTTCTTCCTCCTATTACGTAGCAATAATTCAAAACCCCGATTAATTTCGAGTTTGTCTTTATTTAGAACTTTTTTTTCGTCTTCCTGGTCTTCTGTCATCACTATACCTCACTGCATCTTCAAGGATTTTTGCCAAGTATGCCACTATTTTTCTTGCCTGAGGTTTTGGTATGTGACCATATGCCTCACGCAATTGTTTATGATCATTATCTGATCCTCCTTTGATATATTCTTGCAAATCTCTTACTTCATTAGCAAGTTCTTTTGCAGTAGAACTATGAAGGAAAGCATCTACTTCATTCTTTTTTGTTTTACGATACTTTAGAAACTCATAAAATTTTAATTGCATCTTACCCTGATACGCAAGTTCAAGGGCATGTTCAATCATGTCATATACAGTTTCAAAGTCGTCAACTTTTTTCATCAGACTAATTTTTTCTCCTTTAGATACTGAACTGTTTCTGTACATCCACCAAGATTTGTGGAATCTAGAACAACTTGAGGGAATGTAGATCCCTGACCAAACTGTCCATAAAATGATTTTCTATCAAAATGTTCACCAAGTTTATAAACTACGTGTCTTAGACCTGCTAACTCTAAAACTTGTACAACCTTTGTACAATAAGGGCAACCTTCACGAGAGTAAACTGTAAAATTCATTTCTTTCTGTTAAAAATTTTATTTAGTGTTGTTATCATTTTCTTGAGTCTCTTTTTTCAGGAGACGATCATGCTCTTCAGCACTCTCAATAATAGATCTCTTAAGTTCTTCCAAACTCCAGACATTCTCTTCTGGTTCTAAATTACCGTGTTTTACCATCTTTTCTCCTCGGTACTTGTATTGTCCATGACGATGAGACTAAATCAACCATCTCAAAATTTTTCTTAAACTCTTTTTCTCTTGCTTTCTTTTCCTTCTCCATTGTTATCTCAATGGTTTCAATAGTTCTCTCACCATAATGAGTTTTATGTTCTGTAATAGCAGATCTTAAACCCATATAATCTAATATGGCACCATCTATCATATGATAGAGTGTATCCCATGTAAGTGTTTCTCTTAACTGAGTTGCAATTCTATCTATATCATTTTCATCCAGATACTCACCAGTTGATACTGCTTTTGAGTAATCTTCATATTGAGTTAAGAGTTTTGCTCTGATCTCTACCAACTCATTAAGGTTGATAGTAATCTTTACATCATCGTAAATTGCTTTCATTAGATAAACTTCCTCAATTCTTCAAGAATATAAGTGTATGCTGCTACTATATCACCTTCATCCTTTCTAAACAAGTCCTTATCAAATCGTTCTCTAGTTCCTTTCTTCCAAAGTCGCATATTGTCAGGTGATAATTCATCACCCAAAAATAAATCGCCGTGAGCATCATAACCAAACTCCAATTTAAAATCAACAAGATCAATACCCATAAGGGTAAACAATGATTGCAACTGAAAATTAATATCCAGTGCTGCTTCCTTCATAGGTGCAGGATCAATACCCATCAATCTTACGCGATCATATGTAAGTAATGGATCATCTTTTGCATCATCTTTCAGGAAGTACTCTACGATAGCAGGTTGAATAAAAGTTCCCTCGTTAATGTTAGTATTCTTTACAATGCTACCAGCAGCAATATTTCTAACAATAACTTCAACGGGAATAATATCTAACTTTTTAACCAATAAAGTATCAAGAGAAGGACAATCGATATAATGTGTCTTAATTCCACCCTTCTCTAACACCTCAAAAAGAAGAGCTGAAATAAGACAACAAACCTTTCCTTTACCTTCAGGATACTCAATCATTCTACCGTTACCAGCAGTTACTTTATCATGAAAATGTATATGAACCTTCTCTGCCTCATCAACAATCCTATATACACTCTTTACTTTACCTTTTTGAAGCAAGATATCCTTTGCATCCGTCGGTTCCTTAGAATGAAATATATGGATCTTATCGAGACCTTGATCTCCACTCATAATTTTATTATTTTTTTTATAGTATACATTACCAATCGGGATATGTCCACTCAACCTTAGAACTATTATTCTTTTTTCTTCTCTCTTTTATACGCTGAATCGTACACTCTTTACACTCATAAGAATAAGAAGAACGCAAATTCATATTTTTTCTTACTCGATAATAACTATGAAGAAGATTTTTCTGCTCTCCACAGACTCTACAAACTCTTTCTTCTAATAGTAAATGGGCAAGTTGAAGTTGCTCGTCTAATTCCATGCATTAAAAAAGACCCTAAGTTAATTTAGGGTCTTTATAATTATGGAGTTGTTATTAACCTATTGCAGGAGCAATAAGTGCAACCTCAGAAGTCTCAGCAGTTGCCAAGTCTAATGGGAAGTTGTGAGCATTACGCTCGTGCATTACTTCCATACCAAGGTTTGCTCTGTTAAGAACGTCACCCCATGTAGGAACAATCTTACCGTTTGCATCAACAACTGACTGGTTGAAGTTGAAACCGTTAAGGTTGAATGCCATTGTGCAGATACCCATTGAAGTTAACCATACACAAACAACTGGGAATACAGCTAGGAAGAAGTGAAGACTTCTGCTGTTGTTGAAACTTGCATATTGGAAGATCAAACGACCGAAGTAGCCATGAGCTGCAACGATGTTATATGTTTCTTCTTCTTGTCCGAACTTGTAACCATAGTTCTGAGACTCTGTCTCAGTTGTTTCTCTGATTAGAGATGAAGTAACAAGAGAACCATGCATAGCAGAGAATAATGCTCCACCGAACATACCTGCAACACCTGCCATATGGAATGGGTGCATAAGGATGTTATGTTCTGCTTGGAATACGAACATGAAGTTGAATGTTCCTGAGATACCTAAAGGCATACCGTCTGAGAATGAACCCTGACCGAATGGGTATACAAGGAATACTGCGAATGCAGCAGATACTGGTGCAGAATATGCATCACATATCAAGGACGCATACCTAAACGGTATGATAGTTCCCACTGTCTGCCCATATATGCTGAGATTCCGATAAGGAAGTGGAAGATTACCAACTGGTAAGGACCACCATTATAGAGCCACTCATCAAGAGTTGCTGCTTCCCAGATAGGATAGAAGTGTAAACCGATTGCGTTTGAAGATGGAACAACTGCACCAGAGATGATGTTGTTACCATATAAGAATGAACCAGCAACTGGCTCACGGATTCCGTCGATATCGACAGGAGGTGCTGCGATGAATGCTATGATAAAGCATGTTGTTGCAGCTAATAGACATGGGATCATCAAGACACCGAACCAACCAACATAGATGCGGTTGTTAGTACTTGTAACCCACTCGCAGCACGGAGTCCATCCAGTAAGGAGACCCTGTTCCCTTTTTTGAAGAGTTGTCATGAGGACTATAAAAATAAGTAGGGCTTAAAAGGGTATAAGCGATACAGTATTTCCACTAATCCCTTCACTAGTGGATATGAGAGACTTAACCCCGTGGTCTCGGTTAGGGGGAGTAAATGTCAGAAGCCACGTATATTATATATGCTTTGTTAAGATTTGTCAAGTATCCATTTTGGCAATCATCATTAAAAATAATGCATAGATGAAAACCACTTGACCTGTTATTAATATAGTATTGCGAAGAATATGATCCATCATATAATACCTAAAGAACCTGC